GCTGCTTCAGCTACTGCCGCTTCAGGCTCTGAAAGCTTAGTTGAATCTTATAAGAATGCTGCACAAGCAGCTCAGACAGCGTCTGAGACTGCACAGACGGGTGCAGAAACGGCTGAAACGAATGCAGGCACGTCTGCTACTAATGCAGCCTCTAGCGCCTCGTCAGCGTCTTCTAGTGCAACCTCAGCATCATCGAGCGCATCAGCCGCTTCGACATCTGCTACAAATGCAGCCACAAGCGAAACTAATGCAGCTACATCAGAAACCAACGCTAGCAACTCTGCTACCTCTGCAAGCACTTCAGCCTCTGCCGCATCTACATCAGCGTCCGCGGCTTCAGCATCGGCATCTGCCGCTTCATCATCTGAGTCAAACGCCTCAGCATCGGCTACAGCGGCGTCATCGTCTGCAACAACAGCGGCTACATCAGCTACCAATGCTTCTAACTCTGCATCAGCGGCCTCTACATCGGCTACAAACGCAGAAGCGGCTTACGACAGCTTTGATGACCGCTATTTAGGCGCTAAAGCATCTGCTCCTACACTCGACAACGACGGTGATGCTCTCATTACTGGTGCTCTGTACTTTAACAGTACATCGAGCAATATGTTTGTATGGACAGGCTCTGCATGGCAAGACGTAGACCCTAGTGTCAACTCTGTCACTAAGACAGGTGATACAGGTTCTGCTGAGATGCCTACAGGCACAACAGCCCAAAGAGACGGGAGCCCATCAGCCGGTTACTTACGCTTCAACAGCGATGAGAGTAGCTTTGAAGGCTATGACGGATCTGCATGGGGTGCGATTGGCGGTGGTGGTGGAGCTACTGGCGGTGGCTCAGATCAGATCTTCTATGAGAATGGACAGACTGTAACGGCAGACTACACAATTACAAGTGGCAGTAATGCGATGACTGTTGGGCCGGTAACGGTCGACACAGGTGTCGTTGTTACTGTTCCTACTGGCTCAAGGTATGTGGTGATCTAAATGGCAGTACAAATCAATGGCACAACAGGTATTCAAGCTCCAGACAATAAGATGGAACTAGGTTACTTCTCAAACGATGATAGCGTTGATACAGCAATCACAATCCCTAGCGGCGACAATGCGGCAATGGTAGGGCCAGTGACAGTCAATGCTACCATCACAGTCAACGGAACAATGACGGTAATCTAAGATGGCAAGTGAACTCATAGTACAAACACTCAAAGGCCCGACTAGCGGGGCCAATGCGAACAAGGTGATTATCCCGTCTGGGCAGACGTTGGATATTAACGATTGGAGTCCTCCTGCGGGTACTGTGTTACAGGTTCGCAATAGACTGAAATCAAACATGGAAGCTTATAATAGTGGTTCGTGGCACACAGTTTTAGAAGATGATATTACTCCATCAAGCTCTTCCTCAAAAATTTTAATAACAGGTATCGTTGCTTTTGCTATGGCAGGTGGTGATGGAATGGTTCGACTTGAACGAAATGGAACAGTAGTTGGCGTGGGGACAGAAGGTTCTACTTTAAGTGGTATAGCGGGACAGGCTTCAGGGTCTTACAACAATATGACTGCGCTTGCGGCTTGTTCTTATCAAGATTCCCCTTCAAGCTCTTCTTCTGTCACATACAAACTTCAGATCCGTGGAGACAACACGATCTACGTTAACAGGCGTAACGCAGGGACAGATTATGGTTCGGGTACTTATTTAACCCTAATGGAGATCGCAGGATGACAACACTCTATGTAGACAACATCGCCCCGAATCTCCAGAGTTCTGTTGCAATACCCGGTCATGTGATTCAAGTGGTTCAGATTGGAACATTTAGCAATACTTCAATTACTACTTTAAGCACTTGGACAAATACCAACATGACTTTGGCAATTACGCCATCAAGTACAAGTAGTAAAATTTTAGTTACTGCAACTTGTCCGGTAGCACTTGCGGGTACAGGCGGTTCAGTACGGGGTGCGCTTAGATTGCAAAGAACTATTGGAGCAACTACCACTACCATTTGGAATACAACAGGCCAAACAGAACACTTTATGAACAGAAATTCTCCGTCAGAAATGGGGCAGATTGGAGGCTTAGAGTTTTTAGATGAGCCAAGTACAACAAGTTCTGTAACGTATACGTTGCAAGGTTATATTAATGGAGACGCAGGAGCTAATTATATACGGGTTGATGGCTCGGCTATTGGTGGCAACTTAGTGCTGAAGGAGATCGCAGGATGAGCAGTATAATCAAAGTCGATCAAATCCAACTGGCTGATGGCTCGACACCAACTGCGGGTGATCTTGGGTTGAATACTACTGGGTCGGTGTTGCAGGTATTAAGTAGTGAATACACTGGTGGGCAATTAGAAACAACTTCAAATTCTTTGAGCGAACTTACCACTGCTTTGCGGGTTACCGTAACTCCATCTTCAACCTCTAATAAACTTTTAATTATGGCTTGTATTAGAGCAGAAATTAATGCGGATTCACAAGCAGATAATGAAGGGCGATTTCAAATTTGGGATGTGACAAATTCTTCATCTATCAAGGATCAGTATACTCGTTATTATGATCGTGGTGGAAGCGGCATATTGGGGGTAGATACTCGCACAGTAATGGCTCTTCACTCTCCAAGCACTACCAGTGCTACAACTTACACATTAAGATTTGCAAACGTAACTTCTGGATCAGGAGGTTCTTGGTTAAGACTTAGCCAAGAAACAGAGCTTATTATTCAAGAAATCGCAGGCTAAAGGAGAAACACATGGCAAGCGTATCACAGGCTCTCTCAGAGCTTAACATCACAGAATGGGTTCTCCGTGGAGAGCCTACAACAGAGGCAGAGTTCAACTCTATGTTCCGCAAGGTCACTGGAGCAGACGCTAATGGATCAGCCATTGAGTCAGCTAACACAGCAGACTGGGGCGTAACGTGGACTCAGGTATCAGCCAAGCAAGCAGAGCTTACTGCGGCAGAGCCTATGAAGGCACTCCGTGCAGAGCGTGATCGTTTGATTGCCGCTACTGACTGGTGGGCATCATCTGATCTGACTATGACTGCTGAACAGACTGCATACCGTCAGGCACTGCGTGACATCACAGACAGCGCAACATCGCTTGATGATGTTGTATGGCCAACTAAGCCGGAGTAACACATGAGCAAGATTGCTTTACAGGGAGACGCAAGCGGTACTGGCACATTCACCATAGCGTCTCCTAATTCAAACACAGACCGCACACTGACTCTGCCAGATGAGGCGGGGACGATCCTAACTACATCTAGCGATGTGTTGACGAGTGCGTCATCAATCCCGTCTAGCCAGATTAGTGGTTCATTGGGAGCGTTGACATTAGTCACAAGCGGCACTTGCGCAGATACGCAAACGCTTAACATAGACAATTGTTTTACATCAACCTACTTAAACTACAAGATTCACTTAAATCTTAACCTTGCAGATTATGCGACAAACGATCAGAACTTAGACTTTTTCTTACGGTTTAGGTCTGGAGGCAGTACGATAACGACTTCTAATTACCATTGGAGCAGAGGAATAAAACTCATCGGGGTGAACTCTAATTTTGATAGTGAAAGAAGCAATACAGCTTCATCCATAAAAATACTTGATAATACTGATGCGGGTAATACCCAGGCTGTCGGATGGATAGATGTTTATGGCCCAGCTTCAACCGATGGATCAGGGAAAACCTTTGTTATGTCTGAATTGTTTTCATTTGATTCTCCAAATGAAAAGATTGAATTTACTCATGCTTCTTACGCCGTAGATGCCGCTGTTGATGGATTTGCTTTGAGTACATTCAATGGCAATGGAAACTTTGATGGGACTTATCAAATATATGGGTACGCATTATGAGCCAACTCAACGTAGATACAATCAAGAAAGCTGACGGCACAGGCAACCTCAGTGTCCCTGCTGAGACAGGTACGGTGGTAACCACTGCATCTCCATCGTTGGGGCGCAGGAATCTCATCATCAACGGCGCAATGCAAGTGGCTCAGCGTGGGACGTCTTCTACTGGCGGTGGATACAACACAGTAGATCGGTTTGAGTTAACTAAAAATAATCTAGACCAGATGGGTACAACGACTACTCAGTCAACAGACGCTCCAACAGGATTTGCCAATGCTTTAAAAATTGTTGGTAGCCCTGCTGAAACAGCGATAGCCGCTGACGAGCGTGTCTACTTTAGATACAAGTTTGAAGGGCAAGACTTACAGCAACTCAAGAAAGGCACTGCTGACGCTATGTCAGTTACTCTATCTTTTTGGGTCAAGTCTGATGTTACAGGCAACTACGCTGTAAAATTAGAAGACACAGATAACACACGAAGCATTGGCTCCACATACACAATTAGCTCTGCCGACACATGGGAATACAAAACTCTGACTTTTGCCGGAGATACTACTGGAGCTTTAGATAACGATAACAATACAAGTCTAAGAATTGACTGGTACTTGATGGCAGGATCGGACTATACATCTACTGATAATACGTCATGGGGCGCACACGTTACCGGAAAGTCCGCTTATGGGCATACCGCATCCTTTGGGACAACGGACAACGACAACTGGCAAATCACCGGAGTCCAACTCGAAGTCGGCTCTGTTGCGACACCTTTCGAGCATCGCTCATACGGGGAAGAGCTTGTGGCTTGTCAGAGGTATTATGAAAGATGGGACAGAGCAAGTTCCTTACAGGTAGGTTTAGCTCATACTTATTCTACTGGAGCTAGTTATGGGGTTATTGCCTATACAGTAACAAAACGTGCCGCTCCATCTGGTAGTTCTTCAAACGGGACGTGGCGACTGCGTTCTGGCGGGACTAATTACGAGGCTACAGCTACAATAGCTTTTGCAAATGTCAGTGAATATACAGCAAGGTTTTCATTTTCCGGAAATGGGGCTTCTATTGGATCAACTGGTTGGGTAGTAGGTGAACATTCCGACGCTTTTATTGCTTTTGATGCGGAGTTATAACTATGAATGAAATGAACATTACATCTGCACAATACATGGAAGACGAAGGCACTAATACAGGCATCGCCGCAGTCATCGACGGCATCACCATGTCAGTCCCACTCGATCCCGCAAACCGCCACTACGCAGAAATCATGCGTCAGGTTGAGGCGGGG